TCAGGTTGTGTTTGGGAAATGTTTGTAGTATTGAGAGGAGTTGCCTGTTCAAAACTTAAAGTTTCACTTGACATATTAACTCCTATTTTCTAGCTGTTTTTTTCTTGCCTGTAATATCAGCTTCTATAGTATTTACCATATTACTAAATACTGTATCAGCATCATTATTAATTCCAGATGTTTGAGTATTTGGTTCTACTTGTTTAGCTTTCCATTTATCATAAGCTGCTTTTTGCTCTGTATTTAATTTATTAACTTGATTTGTTTTTTCAATTGTTTGCCAAGTTAAAAGATTATTACCATCTGAAATACCAGAATCTGTTATTGTAATTTTTTTAACTTTAGGTGTACCAGTATCAGGAGTTTTTACAGGTTCTTCTATAACAACTTCTTCAGGTTTAGTTTTAATTTCAATAAGTTTATTTTTCAATTCATTAACTAAACTTGGTTGACCATTTTCAATTAATTGTTGAATATTAGATAGTTTTGTAAACTCATCTAAATTAGAACCTGCATATAATGTTTTTGCTTTACTTTTTAAAAAGTCATTATATACTTTTGAAGACTCAGATATATCAATATCAATAACTTTATTTCCTATTTTTGTTTGATTATTTACATCAACAATATTTAAAGGTAACATAGTAATTAATTCTCTATTATCTTCCCATGACCCTTTACCTGTATCAATTTTATTTTGTCTAGTTAAAATAATATTTTGAACTTTTCTATTAATAGCATCAGCATCAACAATATTAACTAAATCAGATTTATTAGTTGTTACATAATTATATAAATCTGTAGCATTGTTTTGTTTTAAAATATTTTCATAAACTAATTTATATGAATTTAAAAATGCTTGAGATGAAGGAGTAGTACCAGTTATTACTTTATCTTTATCATCAAATTTAAAATTCATTTGTGAAGTAAAACCTAAATTATTACTTGCATTAATAAAGTTAAGTAGATTATCTTTATTATTTAACGAATCAAATTTAGCTGCTTTTTGTAATGAACTAAATTCTGTTTCATATGCTTCAGGTGGTTTTCTTTTTGATTTAACACCTTCTGTTAATTTAATTTTTGGTTTTTCTGCATCAACAGTTTCTTCAGTAACTACTTTAGCAGCTTTTAATTGTTCTTCAATATTACTATTTACATCTTCATTAATTGTAGATTTTTTTCTAAGTAATTTATTAATTAAAAAACTATCTCCTTTTGCACTTTCAATTGCATTCGCAAATCCTTTATTAATAATTTTAGTATCAGTATTAAATTGATTATCAATACTACTTCTATCTAAAGAAAATTTGTAATCTAAGTTTCCATTTTCTAAAGCTGCGTTTGCAGTATTAGTAATCATATCTTTAAATCCTTCAGGGTCAGCATTTTTTAAAGCATTAAATTTTTCAACACCTAAAGAATGTAATAAATATTGTTTAGCATATGATTGACTATCCATAGAAGCAACAGAATTTAATTTTTGAATTTCATTTGCTTTCTTTCTTTCAGCATCATAATTAGCAATGTCACTAGCATATTTATCTTTTTTCATTGCAATCATTAAATCTCTATTAGCTTTTAATTCTTCTGCTCTAATAAGTAATTTTTCTTTAGTTAATTCTCTATCTTTTTCAATAGCACCAACTGCAAAATTTCCTAAATCTTTTAAATTAATTCCCATATTATTCCTCTATTTCTTCCTCTGTTGTTTCTACTGCAGCTTCTTCAACTTTAGTAGGCAACTCTTTTTCAATTCTTGATAATAAACTAGAACTTATATTTTTTTTACTAGGTTTTGGTTTTTCTTTTTCTTCAGGTAATTCTTCTTCATCCATATTAATTGGAGTAATATTATCATCAGGAATTTTTGCATCAGGGTCATCATCTTCTCCTTCATACAAAACATAATCTTTTATTTCAGCATAATCAGCAATAGCAATTAACAAATAAATTGTAGGTTCAGCTAACATCAACATCATATCAGGTGTATACTTTCCTTCAGTATAACCTTTATATAATACTACTTGTGCAATTTCATCTAAAGGAATTCCTTCAGATATAATTCCAATCAATCCTTTTAAAGTATCTTGTTCTGTTAATATCATATAAACAGCCATCATAGCTTCATCTTGGTCTGTATACTCAGGTGGTCTTTCCCATGATTTAGGAGTATCAGGAGATGCTGTTAAAGATTCTCCAGGGATTGGAGCATTAAAAGGATTAACACCTACTTCATCAAATTGATTCTTTTGTATTTTTTCAGCCATTATGTTCTATACTTTCTTACTTTGTTTGCTATACTCTTTGGTTGTTTAACAAATTGTTTACCTGCTGCTGTACCTTTTCTTTTAGCTGCACTTGTTTTTGCATACTCAGAAGATGATAAAGCTTTAATTGCTTTTTCAGGTAAGTATCTTTCACCTGTTTGAGATGAAGGTTTACCAGATTTAGTTCTCCACTTTTGTTTAGTCCAATCTTTTAAACTTTGTTGTGCTTTTGACAGAGCCATTATTTATATCCTCCTCCAGCTTTCTTATAGGCTTTAGCTAAAGCTTGTGCTTTTCTTGCACTCCATTGTCCAGCTTTAGTTCCATGAGAAGCTTGTGATTTTATTCTACTAAATATTTTTTTTCTCATTGTGGGTTTTGTATAATTACCTGCTTTGTTTACAGTCATTAATAACTTCCCATATCTTCTAAAAGATTCATGTTCTTATAGTAAGTTTGCATTCTTCTAGCTGCATTTTCTCCAAACACATCTTGAATGAAAGTACCACCACCAGAACCAGTAATATCTGTTCCACCATATCCTGACATTTGTGTTTCAAAAGTCATATCACTTGTATTAGGCATAGCATAACTAACTGGTAATTTTGTATCGCTTGGAGTTAATAACCCTTTAGCATAACTAGCAGCTCCTTTTTTAATAGCTGTTTTTAAATTACTTGGTACTACTTTAGCATCATTAATATTTGCAAAACTTTTATCTCCAGTAAAATTATAAACTCCTTCTAATCTATCTCTAGCACTACCTAAAGTATAGTCACCAGTTCTTGATAAATCAACATCAAGATAAGGAGTTGTAGAATAGTCTGCAGCGAAACTTCTAGTTGTACCTAATGAATTTTCAACAAGACTTCCTATTTCTTGATAGTTAGTTTTCATTCCTAATGTATCAGCTTTAGTTACTAAGTCATCAAAGTATCTTCTAGCATTTGGACTGAATGTATCTAATTTTGATTTGTATGCACCATTAATAGCATCAGTTACTGCTTGGTCTGCTACAGTACTACCTCTAGTAAACCATCCTGTTTTACCAAAAGTTTGTTGTGATAATTGACTTGCATCAACTGTACCTGCTTTAAGATAACCTGCAACTGTTTCACTTGGTAAAGTCATAGGAGCAGTTCCACCACCAGGTACTGCACTTAAAATATCTACAGTTCCTTGTTGACCTGCAAAAGGTTTAGGTGTAATATTTTTTAATTTATTAAATTGTTGTCTTGATTGATTAAATAAATTTTTAGCTCCATCAGAAATTTTAGAAAAAATATTATTTCCTTTTCCAAAATTAGAAAATCCTTTACTAATTGAATTAGTAATACTGTTTAATTTAGTTGATACTTTTGCAACAGCACCATTATATCCTGTTCTTATAGCATTACCAACTTGTCCTATACTTCTAATAAATATATTTTCAGAACCTAACATACCTGAAGCTTTAATTCCTAACTGAGGAACACCTGCTGTACCTATGGCAGTACTTAATCCACTCAAAGCATAAGGCATAGCAATAGCCATAGCAATAGAACCTAATGGTCCTAGTTTTGCTTGTAATTTTGCAACACCACGAAGAGTTGCTTTACCAACTTTTAGTATACCTTTAGCTACACTTTTAAATGCTTTACTAATAGGTTTAGTTACTGCTTTAGTTACTTTTTTAAATACTTTTGTTACACTTCCCATATTATTTCCTTAGTTAAATTTTTTTACTCCTGTTGATATTTTCATTTTATTTACTCTTTTAATTCCTCTACCTGATTTATTCATTCTAATCCAATGACAATATTTATCTTCACCAATATCTTCTGCTAATCTATTTGCAGTATATTTATAAATTTCTTTTATTTTATTTTGTGCAGTATTTATTGTTTCTATATGCCAACAAATATCTCCACTATCCCAATCTAAATTTTCAAGTATTCCAGTTTTTAAAAATCTTTCTTCTACTTGTTTATTTAAATATGCCCAGTTAGTAAATGCATATACAACACCAGTAGTAGGGTATCTAAATATTTTAGCTTGATTTAATGATAAAGATGGAATTATTGCTCTCGCAATATCTTTATCAGAAAGATAATTATATTTAGGAAATTCCCTATATAATCTTATTACCTCTATTATATCACTAGAAGTGACCATTGTCAATAATTAATTTTATTGGTTAGAAGGAAACTTACTCCAAACTTCCATTGCAAAACCACCCAATGTTTTTAATATATCTGCTCTGCCTTGGTCAGATGCAGCTTCATTTCCTAAAGCAGCAACTGCTAAATTTGTTTGTCTTTCCTGTGCATTTTGTGCTGATTCGTATTCCCACTTAGCAGCATCTCTCATCTCTTGCCATATAAAAGATAAAGCTTGATTACTTAAATTAAAAGCATTCATAGCATTAGCTTGATTAACAGCATTCACACCTGCAGTATTTGCAGTATTTAAATTTCTTCTCCATGTAACATTTGATTGCTCAATTGCTAGTGAGTTCTGAGTATTAAATTGATTTCTATTATAATCTAATTGTGTATTAAACTGGTCAATTTGACTATTCAATGTAGCTTGTAATCTTTCAGCTTCTAATGCATTACCTTGATTCAAAGCTTCAATTCTACTAGTTTCAGAAATATTATATTGTGTCATTGCATCATTTCTAGCAGCATTCTGTGTTTGAATTGTTGTTGCTAAAGAAGTAACAAACTGTTGTGTTTGATTATCACTTGATGCATTAAACTGAGCTGCAGCATTTTGAGCAGCTTGGTCAGATAACATAGCTTGTTGTCTATTCTGTGTATTTAATACTTCAGCTTGTTGTGCATTAGTTAAGTTAGCCATGTCCATTTGTAAAAATGCTTGTGCATTTAATACAGCTTTTTGTTGAGCATTACTTAAATTAGCCATATCCATAGTAGCTAACTGTACAGCATTTTGCATAGTAGCTTGTTGAGTATTAGATAAATTAGTTAGTTCAAATGTTCTAAATAAATTAGAATTAGATATTGCAGTTTGTTGTTGGTTGTTTAAATTTAAAACATCCATACCTGCAATTGTTTGAGCATTAGCTAATGATGTTTGTTGATTAGCATTTAAATTAGCTAATCCCATTTGTTGAGTTAACTGTGCTTGAGTTAATCCAGCTTGTTGTAAATTTGCTAAGTTTGCTAATCTAACTTGTTGCTGTTGATTTGCAGAAGCTAAGATAGCTTGTTGTGCATTCATGGTATTAAGCTGATTTAATTCCTGAGCAAATTGTCCAGTCATCATTTTAGCTTTCATATCATTCTCAGCATTAACTAACTGAGTTTGGAAATTTTGTTGAGCAGTTAGAACAGAAGCTTGTTGTTCATTACTTAAATTCTGTGATGCTCTTTGTTGTAATGCAGTAGCATTTGATTGAGCAATAGGTAATGCATTTTGTATAATTGCATTTACTAAAGCATCTCTACCTATTGTAGATTTACTTAAACCTCTAGCTGCTAAATTCTTTTCAACATTTTCAACAGCACCTCTAGCCCATGCAGGGATTTGTCCTGTATCAATACCATCTAATAAAGTTGTAATCTGTGAAGATACTAAAGCATCTGTAGGTAATGAAGCAACTGAAGCTTGAACAGCAGCAGGTTGATTCATAATAGTTGCAGCTACTTGAGCAGGATTAGTTCCTACTGCAGCTTGAATATCAGCAGGTAGTGTAGCTGTTTGACCAGCAACTGTAGCAGCAGTACCTTGTACTACTTGTGCTAATGCACCTGTAGATAATTGTCCTTGTGAAGCTTGAGCAATAGCAGAAGTTGTTGGAGCTGCTGTAGCACCTATAGCCATACCTGTTAATGCTCCTGTAACTGTGCCTACTTGAGCACCAGTACTTAAAGAACCTTGAGCTGCTGTAGCTTGTTGAGCAGTTCCAGTTTGAGCAGCCATTTGAGTTGTAGTTAAAGCAGTTGGTGTTGCAACTTGTGTTGATACTCCAGTAGTTGGAGCAGTAATTGTTGTACCTGTAATTGTTTGAGCCCCTACATCTGTAGGTGCAGCCATAGTAGTACCAGCTAATAATTCATCTGCTTGTACTGCTTGAGGTGTATAAGCTTGTGTAGCTGCTGTAGCTATTTCTGGTGATGCTACTTGAGAAGTAACATACTTATCAGCAAATTCTTGTCTTGTTCCTATTTGTTGTTGTTGAGGTTGAGAAGCTTCAGGAATATTTTCAAATGTTCTAGCTTCATCACCAACAGCAAACTTCTGTCTCATTTTATTTAATCTCATTCTTTTTACTTTTGGAATCATTGTTTATACCTTATCTTACAAAAAAATAATTGTAAGCACTACCAACTACACTTGCTAATACAAGTAATATCCAGATAGCACCTTTGCCTTTATTAATATCAGCACGAAGTGATTGAGTTTCAGATTTAAGTTCTTTAACTTCTCTTACTAAAAAATCTATTTTAACTTCTGTAGCTGATTTCTTTGCCATTATCTTCCTTGACCTCTATATTTTTTTACACCTGTTAATCTTCTTTTATGTTTATTCATAGTACTGGTATTAGGTCTTCGACCTACTGAACTTCCTTTTTGAATAGGAATATGAGATTCTTTATTTAATAATCCTTTTGCCCTTGCCATAATTATACCTATTTATTGTAGTAATGTCAACATTACTTTATGGTTTAATTGGAAATACTACAGCATTAACTTTATCAACAGTAGTTAAGCCATTTGTAATATCTCGTAGTGATTGTCTATAAGTTTCCCATACAGTTTTATCTATAATAGGGGAATCTGACATCATAACCCAATCGCATGAAGCAAGAAGTCTATCTCTTTTACTTCTTAAATCTGCCATAGCTCTATCAAATGCACCATCTAACCATGCTTGTTCTTCAGCTTGT